CAAGGCGAAGAGTGGGAGGGCTGGATTCTTGCTGGTATCACCACTCCGGTAGGAGAAATCACCTATCACCTTCCAGAAAGCGAAATCGAAATCCTGCCAGAAGGTACTGAGCTGGAGCTTGGTAAAGAGTGGGACGGGCATACGGCTGAAGATGTATTGACACGCTTATTTGCCTTGCGACATGAAAATAAAGGGCCAGAGCCAGAGCCAGAAGAGAAGCCTAAGCGCGTTAGAAAGCCCAAGACCGACAAACCTCAGCCAGAGGTAAACGATGAACCTAACAACGAAGGGTGACATTGTCCGCGCCGCGCTGAGAAAGCTCGGCGTGGCATCTGACGCAACACTGACAGATGTAGAACCGCAGTCAATGCAGGACGCAATTGAGGACCTGGAGCTGATGATGGCCGAGTGGTATCAGGGCGGAAAAGGCATTGCTGCTGGTTACATATTTTCTGACCTTGACGTTCCCCCCGCCGATGGTGACGCCCACGGAATGATGACTAGTGCGATCAGCGCAATCATGCACAATCTTGCCGTGCGAATTGCACCAGATTACGCAGTCGAGCCGTCAGCAAAAGTCGTCACAACAGCCAGATATGGCAAGGAACAGCTTTATAAGCTGTCCGCAATGAGCAGGGCAAGGCGCGCCGCCTACCCTTCAAGAATGCCAATCGGAAGCGGCAACCACTTCCTGAGCCGCGGACAGTCGAACTATTACCCCGGAGAGAGACCAGATGCCGATCCAGCAATTACCTCTGATGAAGGGAGTGGGTAAAGACTACCGAAACGCTGATTATGTGGATTTCCTCCCGGTTAACATGCTGGCCACGCCAAAAGATGTCCTTTCATCAAATGGGTATTTGCGTTCATTCCCGGGAATAAAGCTACAGCAAGAAGTGGATGGAGTATCTCGCGGCGTAATATACAACTCCCATGAAAGTGCTGTTTATCGTGTTTGTGGTAATAAGCTGTATAAATCCGGATCTGAAATTGGTGGGTTATCAGGTAATGGCAGGGTATCAATGGCCTGTAGTTACAATAGCCAGGCTATAGGCGCCAATGGCACCATGACGCTTTATCGTTATGACGGAGCGACAAAGACGCTATCAAACTGGGATTCCTCTACGGGTTACATTCAGTACGATCTTGGGCGTTTACGCGACCTCTGCCGTAACCGTTCAAGATACGTATGGTGTAAAGATGGCAGTGATTCCTTTTTTGTAAGTGACCTGGAGGATGAATCCAAGCCAGACCGTTACAGTGCAGAGTATCGAGCCGAAAGTCAGCCTGATGGAATTATAGGCATTGATAACTGGCGGGATTTTGTCGTCTGTTTTGGCTCGACAACGATTGAGTACTTTTCACTCACAGGCGCATCAAGCGCTGTGGGGGCATCTCTCTACCAGTCCCAGCCATCTCTTATGGTGCAAAAGGGAATTGCAGGAACTCATTGCAAGACTAAATACGCTGACACTCATGCAATCTTAAGTCATCCGGCAACTGGAGCTCCATCGGTTTACTTAATCAACTCCGCTCAGACCCAGCAGATAGCCACCGCGTCCATTGAGAAAATACTACAGGATTATACCGCTGAAGAGTTGGCGTCCGGCGTTATGGAGACGACAAGATTTGAGGCTCACGAATTATTAATTATTCACCTGCCAAGGCATGTTCTTGTTTTTGATTCATCTGTAACTCAGTCGGGTCCGCAATGGTCTGTGATAAAAACAGGGCTAGGCGACTCGGTATACAGGGGGGTTGACTTCGTTTATGAGGGTAACGCTATAACTTGCGGGGACAAGTTAACTGCGAGAACGGGGATATTAGATAAAGCGATATCCAGTCAGTATGGCGAGCAGCAGGAGCACCTTCTGTTTACCCCTCTCTTTCGGGCTGATAATGCAAGGGCTTTTGACTTTGAGTTGGAGTCCAGCACTGGCGCGTCGCAGATGGCGGAAAAAATGTTCATCTCTGTATCCTCAGACGGAATAAATTATGGTCGTGAGCAACTGATACCCTGGAATTCTCCGTTCCGGTATGACCAGAGGTCTCTGCTGCGCAGGATTGGCAGGATAAGAAAGAATATCTGTTTCAAGGTGAGAATTATAACAACGTCACCAGTTACGCTGAGTGGTTGTCAGCTAAGGCTTGAGTAATGGCAGATGAACCGCAGAAGGTTATCATACAGGCAAGTCGTGTTGATGACAGTATGTTGCCGCCTATATTCTCTCTGGCTTACAGGCTTACTGTTATTCAGCAGAGCGGAGACCTTAAAAACGTCGCTGACGCTTCCAATAACGCTAATGACCTGGCATATCAGGCTACTGTGAAAAATATCCAGCAGGACGCCATACTAGCAGACCATAGCCTAAGAATTTCATTTGCTGAGACCAAGCTCGATAATCACGAAAACAGAATAACTAATGCTGAAGGGGCAATAGTTTCAGTTGCTGCGCGTGTTTCTGTTGCAGAGAGTGACATTAATTATCTTGAATCTGGATTATCTTCAGCTCAGACAAAGATAAACACAATTCAGGCTGATTATGTTTCTAAGTCTGCCACTTCCTCTCAGGTCATTTCATCCCCGATCAGTGTTTCAACTTCCTATTCAGTAAACGGCACGAAGGTTGTAGGCGCCAGAGTTACCGGATTTACCGCGGCCACAGGGACGGCTCTTCTTGGGTCTTTCCCGGCTGATAATAATTACACGATAGGAACAACTTACTCTCAATCTCAAGTTCAGTCGCTTGCCACAGACCTAAGAGCGGCGCGGCAAAGAATAAAAGCCCTTGAAGATGCAATGCGTACACACGGCCTTATTAACTGAGGTTTTCATGAAAATCAGAATCATTGATGACCAGAAAAGACTCGCAGAATTTCTCAATGACCCGCTCACAACAGGAAGCATTGTAGATAAAGGCAGCGTGTACTCAATTAAAGCAGATGCTCTTTATTTGGGTGTTTATGAGGGCGCTCTGCTGGTTGGTGTGCATGAAGTAAGGAAATTCTGGCACAGCATAGTTGAGTGTCACGCAATTTATGACCCAGGCTTCAGGGGAAAGTACGCCCTTGATGGTCATCGTATGTTTTGTAAGTGGCTTCTTGAAAATACATCATTTCTGAACAGCGTAACTATGGTGCCTGACACTACCAAATACGGACGCTCGATCATAAAGCTGTTAGGTGCATCCAGAGTTGGGCACATAGACGACGCCTACACAAGCAATGGCAAGCCGGTCGGAGTGACGCTTTATCAGATGTCGCGCAGCAAATATGAGGAACTAACAAAATGATTTTATTCGGCATGCAACCAGAAAGACGCGAGATGTTGTTAAGCGGTCATCACGCGGTATACCACAAGGGTGGGGGTAGCACTGATACTGGAGCCAAAGAAGCGACGGCACTTCAGCGCGATATGTGGCAAACAAACATGCAGAATCTGGCGTGGGCCACGCCTCTTGCTCAAGAGTACACTTCTCAATTGCAGGGTCTGTCAACGCTGGAGGGGCAGGGAAACGCACTTAACCAATACTACAACTCAGATCAGTACCGTCAGTTGGCTGGGCAGGCTCGTTATCAGTCCCTTTCAGCTGCGGAGGCAACCGGAGGCCTGGGGTCAACGGCAACATCAAATCAGCTGGCGTCGATTGCTCCAGCATTAGGGCAAAACTGGCTGACAGGTCAGATGAACAATTATCAAAATCTGGCAAATGTTGGATTCGGAGCCCTGACTGGTCAGGCAAACGCAGGTCAGGCATATGCCAATAATGCAGGGCAGCTAGCCATGCAGCAGTCCTCTATTAATGCTGCAAATGCAAATAGGCCGTCAAAGGCATCAGGCGCATTACAGGGAGCAGCCGCAGGTGCTGCCGCTGGCACTGCAATAATGCCTGGCTGGGGAACCGCAATTGGTGCGGGTGTTGGTGCGCTATCATCTCTTTTTTAAGGATTCATCATGGCAACCTGGAACCAAAGCATCAGTCCTGGAGGGCTAATTGCAGGTATTGGCACGAATAACGGCAATGCGCCTCAGGCTAGTGATGTTAATGGCCTTGTATCGCTGATTCGTGACAACAACGAACGCCAGCGCTCAGGACAAGATAACCTCGGACTTCAGGCGCTACAGGGTGCTGCCGGTGTGCTTAGTGGAATGCGGCAGCAGCAGCAGGCTCAGGCAGCCAAGGATTTTCAAAAAGCATACGGGCAGGCTTATGCATCAGGGGATCGCAATGCCATGAAGCAGCTGGCTACGCAGTATCCTGACCAAATCAAGTCCATTCAGAGTGGGATGAAATTCATTGATGATGAGCATCGTGCATCTGTGGGGAACCTTGCAGCTGGAGCCAGGCTGGCGTCCACTTCTCCTGATTCCATGGCTTCATGGTTACAGAATAACACACCGGCACTGCAGCAGGCGGGGATAAATCCTGTCGACGTAGCTAATACATTTCAGCAGAACCCACAGGGTTTCTCTGAGTTTGCCGACCATCTGGGTATGGCTGCACTCGGCCCTGAGCAATATTTCCAGGCGCAGGACAGGATTGTGGGTAGAGGCATTGACCAAAATAAACTGCAGGAAACTATCCGCAGCAATCAGGCTGGTGAAGCGTTGCAATCACGCGGGCAGGATATTCAAGTTCGCGGACAGAACATCTCGGCGCAGAACTCCGCACTTGATCGCCAGATTCGCATGGCTGAGTTGCAGGATAAAGGTCTTGACCGGCAGATAGCGCGAGAAACAAATATTGCCAGGCTATCAGAGCTTCAGCAGAAACAAGCAGATGCTCAGCAGAAAGCGGCAGATGCCCGCCAGTTAAAAACTCAGACAGCTCAACAGACCTATGACACCTTCAACACGGCGCTGGGGACCATTGCAGAGCTGAAAAGCTCCCCTGGTCTCAGCAAGTCAGTTGGGTTGGCTTCTGCCTTCCCGACAGTGCCGGGGTCTGATGCGGCAAACTTCGAGGCCCAGCTCGACACATTTAAGGCTCAGACGTTTTTGCCCATGGTGCAGTCGATGAAAGGCATGGGTGCTTTATCTGATGCCGAAGGTAAAAAACTTACTGACGCAGTGGGCGCACTGAGCACGAAGATGAGCGAGCCTGAATTCAATCGCTCCCTCAACCGCATTGAAGGTCAACTACGTAGCAAGCTAGACACTGCACAGAGAACATTTGGCGTACCAATGCAGGCCGCTCAGCCCGCAACTCAGAAAATTCAAGCTCCTGCGGCGCAGGGTGGTGGTTATTCAAACCTTTGGGGTGATTAATGGCAAAGGCATGGAAAGACGTGATCGCATCGCCGCAATATCAGGCGCTCCCCCCCGACCAGAAAGCAGCTGCGCAGAGTCAGTATTTTAATGATGTGGTAGCACCACAGGCTGGAGATCAGGCAGAAGAAGCCCGCCAGCAGTTCTTTTTAGCCTATCCCACTTCGACAGCTCAAGCACAACAGTCCGCAACTGGTAGCGCATTGGAGGAAGCAGGCAAAGGTCTGCTTCAGGCTGGCGTCAATGTTGCCAACATTCCTGCAGAAGTCTTAGACGCATTCAAAAGCGCTGGTTCCTGGGCAGCAGGAAAGCTGAGCTTGGGCGACGGAACCTATCAGCCAACGCAACGCGTTGAGCTGCCGAAGAACCTCCAGCCGCAGGATGAGTATGCCAAAATTGGTGCTGAAATTGGCCCTTACCTTATTCCAGGCGTTGGCGCGGAGCGCACTGCCGCTGCACTAGGTAGTGTCGCTGGTGCTGGTCGCGGTGAAAGGGTTGCAACACAAGCAGCGAATGTACTGGCTGAAAATGCCCCGGGCGTCCTTGCTCAGAATAGTCAAAAGGAAGACGCAGGTTCGCTTGCAGGCGATCTGGCGTTGGGGGCTGCTGGTAGTGTTGCCGGGAGAGCCCTAATCTCAGGTGGTAGCGCAGCTGTAAGAGGTGTACGTAGCCTGATGGGTAGGGAAGCGCCAGAAGTTGCAGCAGCTACGCAGCAGGCAGCAATCTCTCTTCCCTCCCAAGCGGCAACCCAGGCAGCACCGGAAGTTCAGGGTGCTGCTCTGGCTCCGGAATATGCACGAGCAGCGCAGTCTGGTAAAGAAGGGCGCATTGCTCAGGTGGTAAATGACATCCAGCCTGATCAAAAGGTTGTTGATGCAATGCAGCGTCTCGACCTTAATCCAGATGACATGCTGGAAGCATACACTTCAGGCAATGACGCGTTTAAGGCTGTTCAGATTGGGCTTGCATCTCAGGATGAATCAGCGCTGGCAGCCGTACGCAGAGACAGTCTCAGTCGTATCTCTCAGCGCGCTGCAAAGATTATCGACGACGCTGGCGCAATGCCTGATCGCCTCGCGATGGATGACGCCTTCAAAAGCAGGTTCAACACCGCCAGAGAGGCCCTCAAGTCTCAGGAAGAGCAGCTCTACAAGCCGGTGCAGGAAGCAATCCCTCCACGCCAGCAGGTGGATGCAGAAAGCACCCGAGCTTACCTTGATAATCTGGCTGATGACCTTGGTGGAGCGCAAAACCTTTCTCCCGTAGAAAAGCGTATTTACGAGTCGGTCTCTCCGACATCCGACAAGACTGGCGGGATGACTTATGCGCGCCTTAATCAGGCGCGGAGCATAGTGGGTGCCGAACTCAGGAAGTCAGGAACTCCGTTCGGCAGCGCAGAGGAAAGGAATCTGGCACAGCTGTACAGCCAGCTTTCTAATGATCGTGATGCTGTAGCTAAAGCGGCCGGTTTCGGCGAGCAGATTAAGCTGGCTAATGCGGTAACTGCACAGCGGAAAATGATGGAAGGTAACGTCTATAGCCTGCTTGGAAAGGACCTGAGCGGAAATGTCACCGTAAAAGCTCAGAGCGCACTAAGCGGACTACAGAACGGCGATACAAAAGGCTTTACTCAGCTGATGCGTACCGTTCCAGACAGAGTGCCCG